TTGCCGGGAATACCCCAGAGAAAGGGTTGCCAACCGACAAAGCAATTACGAAAGAAGATTTCTTGAAGATGAGTTTTAGCGAGATGATGGAACTGAAACAATCCAATCCAGAAATCTACGCAGAACTCTCCAAATAGTAAAATAATGGAGGCTTAGTATGGCTAATACTTATGATAGCGCTAACATCATGGTCTTTGACAATGAAGTGTTAGAGCAGAAATTACAGAATGACCTTATCACAAGGTTAGATATGAACCAGTTTATCACGATGGACTATTCCCTCGCGGAAGCGCCCGGAATGATTAAGAAAATCCGTGTCTATAAGGGCACTGGTAGCGTTGAAGACCTCGCTATGGGCGTAGGCAACAGCGAAGCAATCGGCAGTGAGTATGAAGAGAAAGATTATAGAGTTCTCACCACACAGGGACATGTTCCGTTCTACGATGAGCAGAGAATGGCTGACCCCAAGGCTATTGACAAGGCTATCCAGCATCTGGGTGAGGCTCTTGTTAATGACAACACCACGAAGATTATTGCCGAGTTAGCAGATGGCTCCGGCACAATTGCCACTCTGGACTTTGATGGCATTGTTGATGCTATCGCCGAGTTCCCAGAAGAGAGCCACGATGATATGTATTTACTGATGAGCAAGAAGCAGTATGCGGCTTTACAGAAAGAGTGTAAAGAAGAACTCCGCTATGTTGAAGATTTCGTCCGCAGAGGTTATGTAGGACATCTGGCTGGTGTGCCGATTTTCGTTTCCAACGCTGTTGATGAGAAAAATGCGTTCCTCGCTTGCCGTTCAGCAGTTACTTGCTTTATGAAGAAGGGCGTTGAAACCGAGCAGGAGAGAGATGCTGACCACAGAAAGACCGATATCTTCGGCAGAGTAGTTAAGGTTATTGCTTTAACCGACGCTACCAGAGTTGCGGTTTTTACAGAGGAGTAACTGGTAAAACCCGGAAAGTAACCGTCATTCCGGGAACTATTGAGTATGCCGCTGAAATGGCGGAGAACCAATCTCTGGTTACTGTTACACAAGACGGTGGCGATATTGTGATTACTGGCGCATTAGGCGACCTTAACGAGTTCCCCAGTAGCGTAGTAGAGCAAGGCACCCATAAGTGGATAGCACTTGATATCGCAACTGGATTAAAGAGCATCGTTGGTGCCACTTGGAACGGCTACACAATGACCCAAGCCGATGAAGATGAGGCAACCTCTATTGGATTACCAAAGGGACATATCATCTACTGGACGAAGGCAGATGTGATTAGTAGCACACCCGCTGAAATTACGATTACCGCCGAAGGCAAAGAAGATTGCGAATTAACAGTTTCTTTTGAAGATAATTCGCTTTAATACATTAGGGGGTATTCCAAATGTTAGATAGAATTAAGATTTTGCTGGGGATACCCGCAGAAGATACAAGCAAAGACGATTTACTTACTATCCTACTGGACGAGGCAGAGGACGATGCGCGTATGATTACTCGCCGTGACCGCCTCTTCGGTATGGAAAGTATCATTGAACGAATGGTTGTTTATCTCTTCAACCGTTTGGGCACCGAAGGCTTAAATAGCGAGAGTTATTCTGGCGCAAGTTACAACTATAAGGACGGCTACCCTGAAGATATTATGGACGCTTTAGCCCGTTTTACCGAGGGTGTTAATGCCGGTGGGAAGTTAATAACTTACTAATGATTAACCGAGAAATAAAACCCGTATTGGTCTGCTACTACGATGGTGTAGACCAATACGGACAACAACTCGCTACTAAAACCGCAGAAAAAGAGATAACTGCTACTTTTGGTTTGTTAAATCAAAGCAACACTACTAATGCCAATTATTTAGAGGCTACCCATTATTTGTTAACCAAAGACCACACAATAACTGATAAGTGTAAAGTTATTGTTGATAATCACGAGTACAAGGTTATATATACAAACCCACATACTCGTTGGATACAGGTATTTTTAGAATGATAGTAGGGAAAGAAGACCTCTCTAAACTGTTGGATAGAGTAGCAGACCAAAAGACAGCGCAACAGGCTCTTAAAAAGGCTTGCGCCTATGTAGAACTCAAAGCCAAGGAAAAAGCACCAGTTGGAACGGGAGAGTTGAGAAACTCTATTATGTACAGCGTACAAGGGCTTACGGGTGAGGTAGGCACTAACTTGGAGTATGCGGTGTATGTCCATCAAGGCACTGGATTATGGGCTTTTAGAGGACAGGGTAGAGAAGCCACAGAGGCGCACCCAATCCCATGGGTCTATACACCAGATGGTGGAGAAACATTTATTACCACATATGGTCAAGAAGCCAACCCCTTCTTGGAGCAAGCATTTGATGAGAGCAAGCCGATGATAAGACAGATTTTCATAGAAACCATTGAGGAGGCATCAAATGATAGATTATAAACCCTCTTTGGTAAGCAGTCTTAACGCGCTATTGGAAAATAAGATACCAGTAGTGGCAGAGAACTTTGCTACGAAAGATATAACCTTCCCTTGCGTTAGTTACAACCTATCCAATGATTTGGTGAGAGCCAACGGAGATGATTTTGGATACAGTGATATGTATTTCAATATCAAAGTATGGGGTTATAGCATGGCTGATATGGAGCCAATAGCAAGTAAGATAGATACAATGATGCGTGGCTTGGGCTTCACTCGCATTGCCACAACTGAACTCTGGTATGAGGGTTTGGGGCAAAAAGAGTTGAGGTATCAAGGGCTCGCACGAGAAATCTTTTAATAAGGAGTACGCTTAAATGCCAGAGAATGTTAGATTAGGTAAAGGCATCCTCTCCAAGGATGTTGAGTTATGGTTTAAGGAAAGTGAGAATGGAACATTCGCACAAGTCCGTAATTTACAAGAGTTCCCTGACCTTGGTGGTGCTGCCGAGAAGGTAGATGTTACCACTCTGGAAGATGGAAACTATAAATACATTAACGGTATTAAGGACTTTGGTGACCTCGCATTCACATTCCTCTATGACAATAGTGGCTCTTCCAGCAACTATCGTCTTATGAGGTCTCTTGAAGAGAGCGAAGCAGTTGCTATTTGGGAAGTTCGTTTCCCAGACGGAACCATCTTTGGTTTTGAAGGACAGGCTAGCACAGCCATTACCGGTGCGGGCGTTAATGCCGCATTACAGTTCACATTAACAATTACCCTCAATAGTGATATTGAGGTTTCCAACCCAAGCGAAGACGCGGCAGATGTTTATGTGCTGATTACTCGCTTTGAAGAGGGTGCCGACCCGTCCGAGTTAGGATGGTATGAGGTTGCTGATGGTGTGTATTCACTCACCGCTGACACCGAAGTTGAAGCCGGCAAGAACTATTTTAGATTAGGTTAATTAAACTTTATTAGGGGCGGGCGGGAAACCGCCCAGCCCCTTAATTTTGTATTAGGAGAGAATTAACAAGATGTTATACGCAATTTGGAGTGTGGGAGATAGGGATTACAAGTGCCGCTTAACAGCGAGGGCTTGTGTTGATTTAGAGAAGAAATTGGGGGAAAACCCGCTTAATGTATTCATTAAGATAGCAAATGCTAACGGTGCTTTGCCGACAATTGGGGATATGATTACGATACTTCACGCATCGTTACAATCAATGGAACATGGCATCACATTAGATAAAACATACGAACTCTATGACCAGTATGTGGATGAGGGGCATAGTCTTACCGAGTTAATACCAACCGTTCTTGAAATCTTCAAGGTATCCGGCTTCTTTAACGAAGAGGCAGACGCAAAAAACGCGTAAGTGGTGGGGGCGAAGAAGAGCCTACCACCCTTGACGAGTTGTTTAGCGATAAGTTATTTCCAGTAGCAATTAGATATGGGTGTGATGTTCTTGACTATTGGAAGATGACTTATAAGGAAATAGTTATCTTTATTCAGGAAAGAAGTAAGATGGAGATTACTAACAACTATAATCTTGCTGTCCAAATTTCTTATTTTGTTAATTTGGGCTTGAATGGAAAGCCCGTACCCAAAATAGAAGAGTTATACCCCGGCTTATTCACCCCTAATAAGCCAGTGGAAGACAATAGATGGATGTTGTGGAAAGAGCAAATGATTGACTTTGCGAATAGGCACAACAAACGCAGACAATCACAAAAGGTAGGTGGTTAAAATTGACAGTTGAAGAGTTAAAGGTTTTGATAACCGCCGAAACCTCTGATACAAAAAGAGATTAAGAAAGTTCAAAACCAACTCAATGGGTTAGATAAAACTACCACAAAAGCAACGGGTAGAATAGGCAATGCCTTCAAGAAGATTGGTAAAGCCGTTGGCATTACTGCCGCTACCACCGCTTTGTATAAATTAGGGAAAGCCGCGGTATCCGCATATAGTGACTTGGTAGAAGTCCAAAATGTTGTGGATGTGGCGTTTGGGGAAGCCGCAGAAGAGATAAACAGGTTCGCAGAAACTTGTATTGATAGATTTGGATTAAGCGAATACGCGGCAAAGAAGATGAGTTCCACATTCATGGCAATGGGAACTTCAATGGGTGTTGCCAATGGTTCAGCAAAAACAATGGCGGTTCAGTTAACCGGCTTGGCGGCTGACTTGGCATCATTCTTCAATGTATCGGTGGAAACCGCAGAAAACGCATTAGAGGGCGTTTACACGGGACAAACCAGAGCATTAAGACAGTTTGGCTTGGTTGTTGATAATGCCACGCTTCAAGAGTATGCGTTATCACAAGGAATACAAAAGTCTGTTAGAACAATGACAGCGGCAGAGCAAGCCACATTAAGATATAACTATGTATTACAGCAAACAGTTAATGCCCAAAATGACTTCTCACGAACAGCAAGTACATGGGCAAACCAATTAAGATTACTGCGTCAACAGTGAAACGCTTTTAAGGTTGAGTTAGGTTCAGTAATACAAGCAGTATTACTACCAATAGTTAAGTGGTTGGCAACAATACTCGCTTACTTAACCGCAATCGTTAGGGCATTCAAAGCAGTATTTGGATTTGGTGATAGTTCAGCAAAGAAAGCAACAGATAGTGTTACTTCACTTGGAGCATCAGTTGGTGGTGTCAGCGATAGTCTTGGTTCAGCAACAGCCAAAGCCAAGGAACTCAAAAAGACCATAGCGGGCTTTGATGAGTTAGAGATACTCAACGCGCCTGATGATAGTAGTGGCTCTGGTGGAGGCGGTGTTATCAGTGGCGGTGGCGGATACGAGGTTGGTTCGTATTTTGACCCAGAAGATTGGGAAATGCCTGATGTATCTGCGTTCCAAGCGAAAGTGGAAGAAGTATTAACTAATGTGAAGCAAAACTTTGAAGACCTCAAAGAAGCACTCAAAGGAAATACAGAAGCCATACAAGGAATGTGGGATTGGAAAAAGATACTTGGACTTGGATTATTAGGCGGTGTGTTAGCCGGACTTGGTAATTTCCTCGTTAAAGGTATCAAGGGAGCCATTGAAGGTAGTGATGGACTTAAAAAGTTCTTACAGACCGTATTTAGTAAGAACTTCTGGTCTACTAACTTCGGTGAGAGCAAGTTTAATGCGGTTATTACCGCAATGGAAAATAAACTTGACGGCTTAAAAGCCGTATTTGCGAAGTTCCCATCTTGGGTAGCCCCAGTAACAGCCGCTATCGCACTGCTTGTTGCGGGCTTTGTAACGATGTGGAATAAGAGCGAAGATTTTAGAAACAAAGTTACCAACGCGGCGAAGACGCTGTTTGACTATCTCAAAAAGGTTATTACGGACTTATGGAACCAGCATCTAAAACCGTTATGGGACAGCCTTAAAATACTGGTTCAAGCAATTATTCAACTAATTCAATCTGTCTGGAATGTTGTGAAAGAACTTTGGAATAGTGTTCTGGCACCGATTTTCGGCTATATCGCCGCCGGAGTTGCTACTCTCATTGGTGGAATTATTGCCGCAGTTACGGGACTTTTAGCCAAGATTGTTGGATTTGCCGCAGACCTTGTTTCCATTACAGTTGGTATGGTTGCTTGGTTAATTACCACCGTATCTGGCTTAATACAAGGGTTAACCACACCTATCCAGAACTTCTGGAACTGGTTAAGCGGTATCGGTGAAAATATCAAGACGATGCTGAAAGGCATTGGCGAGATACTCACCGGTGTATTCACTCTCAATTGGAAGACCGCTTGGCAAGGTGTAAAAGATATAGTTAATGGTGCTTGGGGCGTTATCAAGGGCGTTGTAAACGGCGTTATCAGTGCTATTGAAGCAATGGTTAACGGCGCAGTTAGAGCCCTTAACCGCATCCATTGGAACATATCATTACCATCATGGTTGCCAGTAGTAGGCGGTAAATCATGGAGTTTCGGTTTGAACTTACAAACGATATACATTCCAAGATTAGCCAATGGTGGTGTTCTCCAAGAGGCAACCACAGCACAATTAGCAGAATATGCGGGCGCGCATAACAACCCAGAAATCGTCACGCCAGAAAATCTTATGAGGCAGATAGTCATGGAAGGCAACGATGATTTAGCAGATACCTTCATTCAAGTTGGTAGACAAATCATAGCGGCTATTCAAGACAATAATGTTGAGATTAAGATTGGCGATGATGTTATCAGCGCTTCTGCCGCACGCGGAGCAAAAGACTACAAAAAAAGAACTGGCTTAAACCAGTTTGCGATATAAAAGGGAGCCTATAAAGGCTCCCTACTATCAGGAGGGATACATGAACTTACATAACAAAGGAAACATCATCCTTAATAATGAGTTTGAGTTTGCCCCTAAATCACTGATGATAAACTATGAGAGTTTAGCCAGTGAAAACAGCGGAAGAACCCTTGATGGTGTGATGCACATCTATTGGGTG